TACTTATCGATTTCTGAGATACCCACAATTTCGTGAGGGATATTCAGACGGTTCAGAGCTTTCCGAAATGCGCCGATACCGCTGAACAATTCATTTACTTTGAGCATGACAGCTCCTCCGATTAAATAATGTCGTAACCCAGTTTTTTGTAGGTGGCACACCGTTTCTTGAAAACCTTGACGAGATAACCGATGTTATCTACAAAGTCAAAGCAGACGGGATCCTGCTTGCCAGGGTGAGTCCGGGCAATACGACCTACGCTCTGGGTAATTACAGCGTAGTCTTTCTTCGGAGTAGTCAAATACAACCGTTCCAGACAGGGGATGTCCAGACCTTCCTTGGCAAGAGTGTAGCTGGCGAAAAGGAATTTCTTTCTACCACACCGCATATCTTCGATGGCTTGCTCACGAGCCAGCTTGCCCTTTTTGGTGGTCATGCTGCCGTCTACCATCACAGCCATACCCTGCATATCCGCCGGGAGCATCGCCATGAGAGTGCGAAGATGCTCAAGCCGATCAGAAAGAATGAGGGAAGGGTGATTGCGGTTTTCTACGATGAATTGCGTAATCGTCTGATTGCGTTCTTCACTTTCGCAGAGATAGGAAATGAGCTTGGTGTAGTTCAACGTACCGTCCGTATTCAGACATTTTCTGTGAATCGGAATACCCGTTCCGACCGGGGATATCGCTACCTTCATAATGCGATCACCAACCGCTGTATCGGGAACCGTGTGAATGATTTCCCCCAGCAGAGCATAGGTTGCAGCTATCGTGCCGTCGGAGCGGTGAACGGTAGCAGATAAACCGTACTTATGTCGGGCACACAGACTGCTTAACACTTTGGAAAACTGTGTCATGGCGGTGGGTGTGCCGGAGCAGCGATGGCATTCATCTACGATAATGACATCCCATAAGTGCTTGTACTGATTGAGATCCAGGCGACACATGGTCTGGATAGTAGCGAAAGTGATACCCTCTCCGATACTGACCTTCCCTTCGGTGATCGTACCGAGGAGAGAAGAATCCATATACAACTCAGCACGACTCTTACTCTGCGTGAGAAGGTCTTTCGTGTGAGTCAGCCAGAGTGTCCGCCGTCCCAGCTTGGCGACCGTCGCAATGCCCATCTGAGTCTTACCACTGCCAGCGGGACTTTGGAGAATGCCGTAATGGTTACGGGCAACTGCATCCACAGCTTTCTGCTGGTAATCGTACAGCGGGACAGAGCATTGGTAATCGATCTTGACCGAGGGCTGGAACTCCGTATACACTGAGCAATCATCGGGAATGAGAGGTTTTATCCGCCGGAGGACTCCGAAGGGGAGAATCAGCGAAGTACCACGGGTTTCGTAAAGATACAGATGGGAGGGTGTTTTACCCGTCCAGAGGTGCATCCGTATCTTCTGGGTGTATTCCGGGTTTACGATTTTGAGATTTTCTTTGCACCATGCAACCAGCTCAAGGGAAGGTTGCTCGACTGTAATGGTGCTGCCGAGGGTCATCTGCATGGCTTCACACCTCGTCGAGCTTTGCAATAGCTGAGAAAACCCCGCTTAATTCCTGTAAAGTGGAATATTTCTTGGCAAAAGCGGCTAGTTCTTGCTTGGCTTGTTCCAACATGAGGTTGGTTAGTTTGTCGTTTTCGAGTACCTTGTACATCGAAATAAAACTGGAAGTGTCCGTTTGCTTGATGTTCACATAAGCTCTGACAGGTTCTGTGGGCTTGTCGTCTGTATCGACCATTTTGACTGTAAGATTTCTAATGAGCGAGCTTGCCTGGGATTCTCTGTACTTCTCGGCTGCTACGTCATCATTCCACTCGAAACAGCCGTGAATAACTGATGTTTCAGAACGAGCTGAATCGAGGACGATCTTAGGTGTGATACAGCCTTTCTGTTTTTCCAACTGTTCGAGGTGTTCTCCTACAACCTGCGCCTTGATCGACATATTGTATTTCCATTGGTAGACCATTAAATTCTCCTTTCATAAAATAGTCTATCCACGCCAGAACTCACCTTGCCCCGACTCACCGTATCAGACCTTACCTGGCCTTACCTGCCGTACCAAAACCCACCCTACCCGAACTCACCACGACACACCGCGCCTTACCACACCTGCCGTACCATGCCTCGACGCACCTTACCAGACCGCACCAGACCTTGCCTTACCGCACCCCGCCTGCCAAACCCGCCATAACGAACCAGAACTTACCTGAACTTACCTCAGCTCACCATACCTGCCGAGCCTTACCAGATAATACCTTACCGAACCTTACCCCAACGCACCCCGCCTTACTACACCTGGCCCAACCTGCCGAGATTACTCAATGTGATACATACCGAAGCTGCCGCCTTTTTCGGGTCGCCATTCACCAACACCGCAGGAGAAACCGCCCACATTGAACAGATTGATGATCTGCTCCATGCTGATAGCGAAGGGGTTGTAACGGATAGTCAGGGTGGTAGCCCAATCCTTGAACTCACCACGGTATCTCAGGTCAGCAGTACCCATGCCGACGCGAACCATGTCCTCACGCATATTGGGTACACCCTCGATTTCAGCGAACTCACCGACGATGTGGAACGCACCGTTGGGAACGGTCTTGTTCTTAAAGATGCCGTTACGGAATCCGGCACTCACAGCGGAAGCCTTAAAACCAACGACGGGGAAACCGAACTTTGCATTTTGTACATCCTCCCAAGTCGGCTTTTCGGGCTTATCGGTCAGCCAATACAGGCTGTTGCAAAAATCCTGGAACGGATCTTTTGCATCCTTACCCTTGGTAGCTTTCTTCATCTGCTTATCCAGCATTTCCTTCTTCGCCTTATCGCTCCACGCATGGGAGATGAAGGGGCTGTCACCGACCAATCTGATCTGGAAGGTTTTGATTTCGATTGCGGGGATTTCCACGGTAGTTTCTTTGACATTTGCCATTACTATTCTCCTTTAATGATCGAGCATCCATTGATTCAGTGGGATGCCGTGACTGGTTATAAGTTTTTCGTTTATCGAAGATTGGTGAAGGGAAAGTGTAGTTATCGAACTTTGGTCGAGCATATAAACTCGTCCATCGTTCAACAACAGGGCAAACCACCCTTCACCGTTCTTGCAATCTTTCCAGAGTTCCATCGAGCACTGCTGATTTTCTTCCACTCTCGAAAGATTAAATCGGTTCTTCAAACAGACCTTGCAGTCTATTAAGTATGCCTTACCGTTTCTGACGGCAATGACATCGGCGGGTTGTCCCGCCTGATTCTGTGCGAGGTTATGTGCCCAAAAGCCATTCGTGAAGAGAATCTCACAGAGATCGGCTTCAAACTCATTGCCGATTTTCTTATTCGAGGCCACGAAGTATTTCCTCCACAAGTTCTTGGACAGCACGTTTACCGCCGACATCTTTGATTTCTTTCAGACCTTCGATAATGTCACGCTTCTGTTCTCGAAGATATTCCAGAGCTTCGTGTCCCATGTGCTTTTCAACCTGGAACTCGAAATCTGCCATACCGAACAGAGTGACATTTTCATTTTTAATTGTGATTACATGAGCCATTACTGATCTCCTTTAATTCGGTGCGGGATGAACATAGGGTTTTTTGTACCCGCCACGAGGAGGTCGGTAGACACCCACACGCTGCCGCTCTCTCTCCCTGAGCCGATCCCATTCTTTGCGGTAATTTTGATATTTATCGCAAGAACCGTGACAGCCAGGATATCGATTCGGACAGTCTTTACAGGGTGGATTCATGGGGTTTTCCTCCTTACTTGGCGCAAACCCTACCTACCCGGAAGAATACAAGAGCGACACAGCCGAACATTGCAGTCACTGCGGTGGTGGGATCCATTCTGGATGTCAACTGGCACCAGAAAAAGAAAACGCTTAACAGGGCAGGGGGGAAGATGCCGCGAGCAACTTCCTTCAGCTTAGGTAACCAATTGTAGTCAGACACGACAGTGCGAGTCGCTTCTACTTTCGGTTCATCCTTAAGACGTTCAGTACCTTCAGAGACGGGCTTCTTCGTGAGGGGAGTAGATTTGCGAGGGATAGCGGTTTTGCCCGCTGCGGGGGTGCTGGACAGATCGTGGAAACGATCTCCGAAGATTTGAGACAGTCCCTCGTCATCGGGATCCAGATGGTTAATATCGTTCATGTTTTCGCTCATAGTAGCGTTCCTTTCTCACAGGCTCCCTCCGGGTTTGATTTGGAGAGAAGCGATATCCTTGGTGGTGTACCCCAGGGCTTTTAACAGTACGATGGGGTTGGGTTTAAGGGTCTTGACCAGTGCCCTGAGAACACTCAGCGGCATGGCTTCGGGATCCTTCAGGTACTTACCAGCAGTAGACTGAGCAATTCCGATAGACTCGCCGAAGACCCTTTGACTTGTCAGACCGAAACGACCGCGCTGGGCATTGATTTCCGAGATGAAATCCTTTATCGCATCGTGGTCTGCGTTTTGCCGAAGACGGGGCATTGGGACTCCTTTCTTGTGTCCGGTTTGTTGGACAGAACGTTTGCTAGGATTAGAGCATCATCCATTCCCGTCAGTGGGCGGATGCGCGAATAGCCTCGAACAACTCTTCAAGGGTGCAATCAAGAATTTTTGCGACCTTCATCGCAAGTTCAATTCGCGGGAAGGTTTTACCGGCTTCCCACAGACTAATTGCACTCTGATCAACACCGAGCATTTTCGCAAGCTGGGTCTGGGTAAATCCCTTGGTTTTTCGCAAGGACTCAAAGTTTGCCACTGACTCTATCACCTCCTTAATTTTCTCAAAAATATGAGAAATGCTCATTGACAAAGCAGGGCAAACCGTGTATTATAGAAATAGCCAAAATCTTAATACTGTGAGGTTTTTACCGGGCTTTGCTGTTTGCATGATGATTGTATCTCATAAATATGAGTTTGTAAAGCATTATTTCTCATTTTTATGAGATTTGGTTATTATGCCTAATTTGCCATGCCCTCAATACCTTACATTTCACAAAAATGAGGTGTAATCATGGGCAATACATTCTTTGAACGTTTCTATGAACTGTGTAAAGAGCGTGGCGAAACTCCGAATTCTGTTGCAAGAAAAATAGGTGGATCTTCAGGTAGCGTAACTGCGTGGAAAAAGGGCACCGTACCAAGGGGCGTAACACTCACTAAATTGGCGGATTATTTCAACGTTTCTGTTGACTATCTGATTTGTCAAACCGATGACCGCGCAAACTCGGAAGCGGCTGAAAATAAGAAAACGCCCGTCCTCACTGAAAAGGACGAGCGTGATATAGCTAAAAACCTCGAAGCGATTATGGCTGATTTGGAGCATACAGGCGATCTGATGTTCGACGGTAATCCTATGTCCGAAGAGGCTAGGGAAAGTATGCGCAATGCGATTGAACTCGGATTGAAAGCCGTCAAACTTCTGAATAAGGAAACCTACACACCCAAGAAATACAAATAGAAGGGATGCCTTATGAAACAAAAACGCACGGTTGAATCATTGGTGAAAAAATATAAAACCCGTGATCCATTCCTAATAGCGGAAGAATTAGGTTATGTTGTCATTCGATATCCCCTCCGGGGGATCCGAGGGTTTTACCAGAAAATAAATCGTAGACACGTTATTTATGTGAGTAGCGAGTTGCGCGATCAAGAAGCACGGTTCGTATGTGCACATGAGATAGCTCATGTGCTGTTACATCGAGGTCACAATCGCATATTCACAGATATCAATACTTATTTCGTAGTTGACAAACTTGAAATCGAAGCAAATCGTTTTGCAGTCGATTTGCTGTATGACGATGACGATTTGGAATTTTTCTTAAACCATCCCATTCAGTTGGCTGCAAACTATATGGGAATTAGCATTGAGCTTGCCGAATATCGGCTATCTTCGATTGTGCAAGCTCGCAGAAATGAAAAAAGTCCGTCCCAGGCTCCTACCCCTGAGACGGACAGTACAGAAAACCTCCACTGACTAACATAGGGGCTTACTGCGCTTATATGGTACCAGATTTGCCCCGGAAAGGCAAGGATAAAAATGGCAAAAAGGAAAAAAGAGCCAGATATCAAACTTCCCAAAATCACGATCTTACCGTCGGGAGCCGCTCATACTCGTGTGCTGATCGACGGTGAACGGATTTCTATTACTGCCGACAGTGAGGAAGCGTGTATTGCTGAATACCTCGCCCGAAAGCACAAAGTCCTAGAAGATAAGAAGAAAAAGAAAACAAAAAAGAAAACCCTGGAAGAAGCTGTCACAGAGTATATAGCAGCTCGAAAGGAGTTTCGTTCACCGGCTACCATATATGGGTACGAACGATATAAGAAGAACACTTTCCAGGGCATGATGCAAGCCAATGTCTACACCACTTCGGACGAGCAATGGCAAAAAGCCATCAAAGAGGAACGCCGACTGGGTCGATCTCCAAAATACATCGAAAACGCTTGGTCACTCATGGCGGCATCGATTGAGGAAGCAACAGATCATCGACCGGAAGTGAAACTCTATCAGGAGGAGAAGAACGAACGCCCGTTCCTCGACCACGAGCAGATCGATGTTTTTGTTAAAGCCATCAAAGGTCAGCCGCTGGAAATTCCGGCTCTGCTGTGTCTGTCCAGCCTCCGCCGGTCAGAGCTGATCGCACTGACATGGGATAAGGTGGATTTCAAGAAGAAGATTATCCATGTTCAGGGTGCCAGAGTCCGAGGTGAAAACGGACTGGTCAGTAAAAAGCAGAACAAGAACGACACCTCCCGCCGAACCATTCCCATCATCCCACCGCTGTTCGAAGCTCTGGAAAAGGTCGAGAATAAGACTGGCCCGGTAGCTACCATGACCGGTGATCTGACCTTGAACCGTGTGAACCGAATCTGTCGTGAAAATGGTCTACCGGAGGTAGGACTTCATGGCTTACGCCACAGCTTCGCATCACTGGCTTATCATCTGGAGATCCCTGAAAAAATTGCCATGCAGATCGGCGGGTGGAAAGACTCAGCCACTATGCACAATATCTACACCCATTTGGCAAAACAGGATATTGCTAAACGTGCCCAGGATTTTAGCGACTATTTCGACGAAGAGAAACGAAAAGCCAAAGATTCCAAAATTGGCAATGACGTTGGCAACAAAAAATAAATTCCATTAGAGTCGCAACGGTTTTGGCGATTTCATTGCGGGGTTCGAGTCCCATCTCTCGCACCAGATGAAAACCGTCTCGAATGTTTGTTCGGGACGGTTTTTGTTGTATTTATTCGAACTTTTTAAGCATACTCGGAAAATACGAAACAATTCGTTGCATATTATCTCGTTCAAATAAACGAGCATTCGTTCGTCTGAACGAGAATAAAATAGCATTTTTGGCAATGAAATTGGCAACGGAAAATCCCCTCCGGATGGAGGGGATCGTTTTATTTTAGCAATTTTCCTGAGCTTCGGGGATCCGGTATGCCGCTTTCGCGTTTTCACCATCAATGGGTTTGTTGAAAGCATCATTGAATTCCGCAACAGCAGCTTCGATCAGAACCATCATTTCGTCTGCATCGAAGGGGATACCCTTTTTGCGGAGCAGGGTTTCCGCAACCTCCAGAGCCTTTGCCAGCTTGTCTTTACCGTGCAGAGTTTTCCATGCCTGTTCTACGAACTGAACGACAGCGCGAGCGATGGAGATCTTCATATCGGTATCGATCCGATCATTCTGCTTGTCGATGTAGTTTTTGTAGATCTTCTTGGCTGCAAAGCCGAGACAACCGAAAATGATACACAGCAGCAGACCGATGAATTCTCTGCCATAACAGTAAACGAAGTATTCGAACATATTATGTATCCTCCTTATTTTCTGGCGAGCCAATGATTCAGCTCGTCCTTTGCATCTTGCATGGGTTTGATATTGTTGCCATCCAGGCCGTGATCCAGAAGTGCGATTTGAGCCAGAGCACTGATTCGGTTGTACTCTCGAATGGCTTCCAGTTCTCGCTTATCATTCTCCTGATGTCGTTCCAATTTCAAGATACGCTGTTCGTGATCCTGAATTTTTGCATCTTGAGCGACATTGGGTGCCTCAACGGCTTTTTTAGCTTTGGCGATCTTTTCGACCGCATTGCCGATTGTGTTGATGGCACCGGGCAGACCTACAACAATCAAGCCGACAATCATCAACACAGTTTCCTTGTTCATAGGATATCACCTCCCCATATCGTTGTTACGCTACGTCAACATGGACATAGGGTTCGCCAGGCTTAATGATATAGGCATAGCTTGTTCTGGGATCCGCCAGACAAAGTGCGAGCAGTTGTTCGCCAGACATACCTTCGATCATGAAATCAAGGGCTTTACCGAACCGATGCTTACTGTTCTTGACACCATTGGAATCGATATTGTGCTGATAGCATCTGATACCGCTGGATCGAATTCCGGGGGCACCGGCTTTTTCACGAATATCGTCAACCAGTTCGAGCAATGTACGATCAGGCAGAACGGGGAATCCATTACAATAGGGTTTGTGATATTCTCTACAACGACACGCGAACTCTTTCGGCTCCCAGTACCGAATCCCTTTGAATCGGGCCGCTAATTCAGCGGAGAGAGTTGTGCTGGCAGGATCGTCGTCGATAATGATTTCATCATCGTTTGTATCATTGACCGTGGGGTGCTCACCTGTGGAGATAACTTCGACAATTTTGGAATGAGTTCCATCACCATAAACACCGTCGACGGGGTTCATAGCGTAATCTCTTTGAAATGCCTCGGTTGCTCTACGGGTCTGATCGCCATAGATATCGTCGATATCTCCATACGGTAAGTAACCCAAGTAGGCTAATAGACATTGCTTTCTCCAAACTTCCATTTGGGAAATCCTCCGTGTATATACTTATGTGGTGCCCCGCCGAAGCGGGGCATTTTTTGGGTTAAGGTCTTGAACGAATTGGGTCAAGCGTTGGTCAGGATTATCTTCAGGATGTTGACTTACTTATTGGAGTAATTCTTGGCGGCAACACAAACTGCCATGAGAAGCATACCAGCCCAGAATGACAGGGGAATAATCCAGATTAAATGCAAAGGGCTCATGCAGTTACCTCCCCAGATAATTCAGCGCAGTAATCAGCCAGTTTACAATGATTTCCTCGTTTGCCTTAAAAACATCGGGAGCATACCGTGCTTTATTGGGGAAACCGTTGAATCCCTCGACCAACACACCAGTAATGTTATTGTCGGTCACCCAATTCCGCAGTAATCCGGTGCCGTCACCATTGTGTAAGAATCCCATCAGCGTGTTCGGCTGGTTTAATTCATAATCAAGGTTAAAATTGGCACTAATAGCAGACAGGTGATGTGCTACAGCATCCAACATACGGTTGCAATAATCATCGGTACTCACACATACGCCGTACAAAGTGATATCCGCATACGTTGCTACGGAACTCATACCATTTGTGTGGAAGTCAACGACCATCACAGCATCTGAATTGTTCTGTACCAAATCTCTCACAATTTGCGTTTCCGGCTGGTCGAAGGGTGTCGCACCGCCGTAATCGGAAGATGTGGTATCGCTAACCAGTTCCCAGTGAGAATCAAAATTCCGGTTTGTGTTGACGCCATTTGCGTTTTTGTACTCCAAGGTATCAAAACCGTAAGTGTTCAACACAGGAACGATCAGCAGTTCCGCATGATTCCGCAGATATTCCAGCGCAGGATGCTGATTCCATCTGTTCAACAGGTTATCAGCGAAATAATACAAACCATAGATATTCGACTTCTCAAAGCCATGCTGTCCTGCAATGATAATGATTTTCGGGATGGGCTTTTTCTGGTTCGTAATCTGTACTGGTTTGAAATCATACAGATAAATAGCCTGTCCATCAGATGCTTTGCCCAGTTCTGTTTCCGTGACATATCCGCTATGACTGGAAACCAGTGCTTTCCATGCTGCTATGAAAGTAGCGTACTTGGTGTTCTGATTGAAACCTGCACTTTCGTAGGAATCGGACAGACCCTGATAATATGCGAACGGTAGTACACCGAAATTGGCATTGCGGTAATACGGACTTAACGACACTTTGCTTACCTTCGTGTCATCATGTTTCGGTGTGTACGTAACTTCTGCGGGCATTTCCGTATCACCGTCAAGATACTCAAAATTCAGAGCATTGTTATACGCTTCATCTGCCGTATCACCTTCGACAATCATAGGCTTAAACGCTTTCAGTTTTTCCGCAGAACCAATATCTTGCGAAGCTACATTGAAATGCAATCTGACAGCAACTGCATTTTCTTGCTCAAGATACATTGTCTGCTTGGAACTGACGAGCGCATTCGGCACTTTCAGCTTGTCATATACCACAATCGTGTCATCGGTCAGCTTAACATTCATTCTTGTGAAGAAGGAGTTACCGTTGGCAGAACCAGCCACCCTTGCACCGCCATACAGTGCGGACATCGTATAGAATTTTCCATACTTTACGGGAATCCAACCTGTTACAGCGTTACTGGCAGTGGAGGAGGTTGTACCTTCCACACCGTCCTGTAAACGGCTGGAATATTCCACCTCACTGATTTTCAGAAGGTTATAGTTGCCGCCGGAAACAATCACCTTGTAACAGCAGGCATCAATGATTTTCTCAGTGATACCACGGATATGACCACCTGCGTTAGACCATGTCTTGCCCTCACAGTCCACACGGGCATCCATCAGTTCGGCATCTCCGGTGGTGCTTCCTTCGCCCAGCTTGGTGAAGCTGTCCATTCTTGCCGAAAGTGCGGACTGATTGGAAGACAAAGAATCGACTTCCGTCTGGTCTGCCTTACCGCTGATGTCCTGGTGCTGCGTCAGATAACCGGCATCATTGGTAAATGCAGATATCTTGGAAGGTACAGTGGGAATTTCAGACCGCAGTGCATAATCGCCCTTGGGCTGATAGTTTGCCAGACTGTTGCTTACCGCATCAATCAGACCTTTCATCACCACGCCCTGTGCGGCACTCAGCGGCTTGTTTGCCACATTGGTGGTCAGATTGTTGATGATATCCGTGACACTAACTTTGGATGTGGTGATGGAATCAATCAGTGTCTTGTTACTGGTGATATATGCGACAATCTCCGACAGTTCGTCCAGAGTCTGGTTATCAGAATCAAAAAACGCTGTCAGACGGTCATTGATGGCTTTCAGTTCCAGACGGATGTCATTATGGGAATCGTCTGCCGTGTTATGCTGAGATACCACAGATGTGGCAGTACCCTTGGGGTCTGCACCAACCTGTTCCGCTGTTTGATTGGGCGGCGTGTAGGTGTTGGGCAGTGCACCGATATCTTCGGGCTTCGTGGGGATATCCTCAGTCTTGGCATATCCTTCGGGAACTTCGGTCAGATACTTCTGATCCTGCACCCATTGCTCGGTAGCGTAGCCAGTCAAGTCAACATTCCCACCAGAATCCTGCCCAGGCTTCGTCACCAATCTGCCGTCGGCGGTGATGCCCACTTCCTGGGTCATCTCCTCCGTTGCAGGTGCGGCCTTGATGCCACCGAAAGCGCTTTCGTTCGCCATCGGCACCTCATACGCGATAGCCTCCGCAGTTACCTCCTTTTTGCTGTCGACACCGGCCCGGTACTCCACAGGCACACCTTCAGACGAAAACGCAACCCTGTGAAACCAGGCTTTGCTGTGGTTGTTATTTGCGTATTCGAAACGGGTGCCATCGGCATCCAGAACAACTCTCCGGCCGAGCGCCACCTGGGCGATAATCTCGCTCTCGGTATGACTTGCAACCAGATTCTCGTCTACCGTCACCACAAAATCAGGCAGGATGGTAAGCGTTTCCACGCTGATGGTTTTGTCTGCGTTTACCGTTGCGGCCACCAGCATACCTGCATTGTTGCTGCCATCTACGTCAGACATGGTGAAAACAGCGGTAGAATCTGTATGGCTCAAAACACCGAAGGCATTACCCATTTTCGCCATGACAATGCCACCACTGTCCACATGTGCCTTGATCTGGGCAGGTGTGTGGGAAGCCATCATGTTTTCGTCAGCGGTAACGATCAGGGCATCTGCACCGGATCCACCACCGCCGCCGGTTCCGCCAGAACCGCCCGTATCTTCAGGCTTATTAGCTAAAGACTCGAAGTCGTATTTATGGACTACACCATCTTTGGTCTTAAAACCTTTAATATCCATATCGATTCCCTCCTTTACAGAAGTAGGTTTCCGTTTTCGTCAACGTCGAAACCACCCGATGCTGTCGTCAGGTAACCATCTTCGTCAACGATAATGCTATCGCCGGTGGGATCATCAGTACCATCGGACGGATCAGCACTGGGCTGAACTAATCCGAGGTTCAACCAGATCGTTGGGATCTCAATGTTCCCCTTCGTGCCGAAGACACCGAACTTGAGAACAGTTCCTTCCTCCTCGACAACCTCGCTGGGGATAACGCCGGATGCAGTCTCATCGACGATACACTTGTTACTGCCCGACCACATGAAGGTCTTTTCGTAATCATCCCAACTAGGATCGAATCTAACCTTCACCGTCGCACCAACGAGTCCGGCTGCAATCGGAGCGACTTCGATTGCTGTTGCTTCTGTTCTAAAAACGTCAATAATTGCTAAAAGCACATTGTCTCCTCCTAACTGTAGGGTTCCCAGCTCGTGCCGTTGTCGATGTGTGCTTCGTATCCGTACCAGGTCGTTCCATCATCGATATGAATGGCATACGTCGCATCTCCGATACGGGCTGTTCCCAGATCCGGGTCAATCGCACCGCAGTTCGTGCAAACCCCGTCCACATAATTGTGACCCGTTGCCGGAATCTTCTGGGTGTAACTGTAACCACAAGCAGAACAGGTGTATGTCCGCACTCCATCGGTGGAGCAAGTAGCTTCCGTTGTGACTTTGGAAGTATAGCTATGACCAGTTGCCGGGATGCTTTCGGTGTAGCTGTCTCCGCAGTCACAACTCCAAAGCATGACACCAGCAGTGGTGCATGTTGCCGGGGTACTCACTTCCCAGGTGTAATAATGGTCGTGCGTATCCCCACCACCGATATCAATAGCGGGTAGATATACTGAATCGCTCGCAGTGATCGTGCCACTGGCTGTACCAGATGCGTACGAAGCACTACCATAGACCGTTCTTGCCGATCCGCTGGAATCATGTCCAAAATCCCAATACTTACTGTATATGGTTTCCGAACCGGAACTCGTTTTACCTGTGTTAAAACTCACATACACAGTATCGGACGCACCGTCTGCCGAAACGGTCAACGCAGGACTGTAGCCGTTATATGAAACACTGTTCCAATTAACAGTAACAGTCATAAGCACTTTGGACATGGTGGCAATGTCGCCAGCACCAACATAGGACATGCTCATGCTCAACCAAACAGCCATTTAAGTCACCTTCTTAAAGAAGATCCTGCCGGGGGTGCCAGGATCAGGTAGAGTGTCACCATACTGGTGGGAACTTAACACGGTAGCTCCGGCTGCAAACAGATTCTTCAGACCCGTAGCACCGTCGGTAGCACCAGTACCACCCGCAGTCATTGCTACGACACTGGGACTAAGTTCGACAGTCTCGAAATACCAGACATCATCAGAGCCGACAACCAGTGTATTTACCGTGAGGGATGTAATTGCTACGGGGTAGAAGTGATATTTCAGAGCCACCTTAGAGTGGATACCGTATTCTTTACCCATATATACCAGACGAACCACCTTAGAAGCGGCATATGCTTCCTGGATCTCCGTGTAGGTTTTATCCGCAACCAGATCGCTAGATGTTGCTCCCATGCTCACATTCACAAGGAACACGTTTTCCGAACCGGCGTTACCCAAATCAGCGAAAAGACTGTTGAATGTTTCCGCATTCAGAGGCGTACCGGCAACAGTCGGCTCGTCCGCACGTTCCAGAGTGACGTACTCAGTGGTGCCATCTTCTCTCGTAATTTTGTAACGATTGGGATAAGTAGACTGTCTATCTACAAACGTAACACCCATTTAGATCACCTCACCACAATAAATTTCTCCACTTTGGATGTAGTCTTCGTTAGACTTGGACATGCGCTCATAAACGATCTTCAGCACTTTTTCGATGTTATTAGCACCGACATAAGTAAGACCGCTCATGCTGTTCGGGAGGCTGGGGAACTCCGCATTTCCGGGACAGGCATCTCGGATAGCAACCACGTTCCCCAGATATCGCTCCATATCAGACTGAACGGGCATGTCCCAGCAAGTCCAGTCTGTTTTTGTAGTCAGAGTCAAACCGAGCTGCCCTGCCAGTTCCGCTACAGCGGTTTCTACTCGGTTCAGATCGGTGTAATTGTAACCGCCCTTAGCGGCTTCGCTGATCCACGCAGACTGCTCGTCCTCCGACATACTGCTCCAAGGCTTTTTTCGTAAAGATTTGAGGAGGTTAACATGACTCTGTGATCTGTCAATTACGAATTCAATCATTCATCATGCCTCCTCAATAACCTTACCCTCGTATACACCACGGAAAGCTCCGTTGTAGGTGTACTTCAGATAGGTAATCATTACGGGACTGAGAACGCCGTATTTCGTCTCAACCGTGATGACATCGAACAGTTCCAGTCGGGGGTCTGCCCGGAATTCACCGGATACGACCTCGCGGTGTTTCCACCAGTCGATATATTTCTGAGCCAGTGCCGCAGTACGCTGATCGTAATACCAGAGATAGGAACAATCGACGGTGATATCTTCACCGACAGCATTCACAGCGTAGGGGATAATTTTCGTATCCGAGCTGAACTGATAATGCTGCACCATGTTCACATTTCGCAGAGGTTTCGTCAACTCGACCTCCGGGTAGAGATAGGAGATGTCTGCACCGATGACGTAATCGGTGAGGATGGTGTCGGGGTTACCGATAAAGAGAGTGCCGTCCGCGCTCTGATACATGGTAGCTCCGTAAGAAGCAATGCACTGCTGCACGAACTCACCCACATTTGCATCAATGATTCCCGTAGGTGCGCTGACCGATGTGGTGAGGACTTCATCAGAAACAATCCGAGTCACATCTTCAGGCAGAGTAACCCACATTGCACTGGACAAGTCATTGAAAAGACTCGTATCCGAAGTAATGCTGACATAATCAGCCCACAGCCAACCTTGGTCAATCCGATAGACCATAACACCGGGATCTTCCGGGTCGTCACCGAAACCTTCAGGATACCACACACTTTTCTCGTAGATTTTAACGGCTGTGCCAGAGGCCAAAACAGTTACGAGGTGGGTGTCACTGCTCGTATATACAGCGGCATCTTTGCTGATATACACTCTACCTTCAGATACCGTAACACCTTCGATGTAGGGGCGACTGTAAGTGGCATTCAGCATGAACTCAAGCGCATCACGAGCCACAAATGCCGCAGTGATGCCATTCGACGGTGCTCGCCACTCAGAAAGGTAGAAGACACCCGCCTGAATCCACTCAACGTCATTACCCGTCAGCATACCGTATCGGACATTCACCCGCTGCCGTTCGTACAAATACTTTTCCAAACCGGAGGGGTTCAGGGGATTCCACCGACCGTCGATGTTACTGACCTCGAATTCGATAGTGTTCTGCGTCAGCTCCGTGCCCAGCGGGGAACCGCTGCGCTCATGGGAGTAACTGATGATCTCGTTCTTGGTGAAAACGATAATCTGTCCGAATACGATGCCCAAAATACGGTTTCGCTGATCGGGGTGTCCCCACCCTGTTACCGTAACGGTCACGGAATCGCACTGGGACGTATCCACCTCGACAAAAGACATTGCGGTGGTGTTATCGGTTACTACGACCGTATCCACGACGGTATCGCCGCTTTTCGTCTCTACGACAAAAGATGCGGGAAAAGTCTCATACTCAGCTCCCCACAGGATGGTAATGCCTGGGATAGAGCTTGTGATTGCCGAGGGTAACGTAATGGTTACGGCACCGGGGGCATCATCTTCACTGACATAACCGAAAGCATAGGAAGACTGCTCATCGAACACCACGGTATGAGAACCGTCCAGTGTCCAGAGATTGTGTTCCAAAAACGCGTACTTTGGGTAGTCTTTGTATTCGCTGTTATTGACAACAGCGATGGAATTGGAAAAATCAGCTTCGTTCACACCTGTGACTTTGCCCGTCACACTCTCATCGACAAATCCCATGGAGATTTCAACGAATGTTTCGGGCAGAAGTCTTTCTCGATGAGCCGCTTTCCAAGCATCAGAAACTTCGATCATGAATTACACCTCCACCAGGGAGAGCGTGCAGCCGGTGTAGCCCATAACCTTACCGGAATCGGGATCCCGTCTCCACATCGATGCATTTCGATCAGAAACATACATCGTTCTCGTCTCGTAGGCGTTCGTAGTCTGATTCAGGAAACGAACAGGGTTATAGAAGCTGGCAGTGAACTGAGACAGAATCTCAGCCCACTTCTCAGCCGTGAGATAACGCCAGGAAATCTCAATCTTAGCGATGTCAGTTCGAACCACGCTGCCGACGACATAACCGGCTACGTTTCGGGCAGAGTCTACGATCGTAGATGTAACTGCGCTATATGTAGAAGGTTCGGGGAATTCATATTCACCGATGCTAACCAGTGCCTCCATATAACCACCTCCACAATGTTGAGACTCTGCTTAATAAGCGTAAACGCCGTTGCGCATAATGGTTGCGCCTCGTTCGTGCTGCCGTTTCTCGACGGAACTCGTGACCCGCCGACCGTCCAGATAAACGTCCACTGCCACGGGGCCGTTGCCCTCAGACTGTCTCATAGCTGCCAGAACGGCGGCGTAGACACCCTCGGAAATACCTTCGACGATCTGCTGATTGTTGGCGACAGTCGTTCTATTGCCCATCTTACCGACCATTTCAGGGCCAGCCTCACGGGCGACGAACAGTTCACCGACACCGGGGTAACCGCCGTCCTTATACCAGCTGACGCTCAGACTGGGGATTCTGGCAGGGATATTCAGGAAATCCATGACCTTCTTGATGGTGCCCGTCGCTGCTCTCGTGCTCCAAGTGAAATGAGGAGTCTTGAAATACAGCTGAGGCAAGGACAAGCCCTTCCACCAACTACGAAGATTGTCCCAGGCTTCGGACAAACCGACACGAATTCCTTCTACGACGTAACGTCCCAACGGTTTCGTTTCCTCGGCAGGACTATTGATGCCAAACGTGTTGCAGAAACCTTCCCAAAAACTGGAGAAAAATTCACCCATGTTCTCGCAGAAGTTATTCCATTTTTCGATCGCACCCTCGATGATTCCCATCGTGATGTCGTAACCCACCTCGCCCAACTGCGCGAGCAGCTCGAAAGGCAATTCCAGCGCGAAGAAACCGATCAGTTCAAACAGATTTTTCCCTTCAATCTCCGAAGAGATCCAGGCAAGACCGTCGTCAAGTTTCTGCTTAAAATTCTTGAAAAGTTCATCCACACCCAGCCAATTGAGTGCTTTACCGATCCACTCGCCAGCAGCCTTACCGACTCCCGTGAAATCGTGATCGGTAAATGCAAGCGCGAGGGCACCGGCAATCAGTCCAACGATACCAGCGATCACGGGGTGCTTCACAATATGTCCACCCAGCGAACCCAGTGCGGCGGTGATCTTCGTGCTGAGCGTTTTGGGGAGCCATTTAAAATCGGCATTTTTAAGGAAGTTGCCCAGACCAGTGATTCCAGTCGTCAGTTCCTTGGAAATTTTCCAAAGTCCAAAAGCGGTACCGATGGCACCGACGGTGAGCATAATTTTTCCTAGCTTGGTATCAAACAGATCGGCCCAGGAAGTGATCTCCCCGGTCAGACCGAGCCATTCCTTCATTTTTTCCACGATTTCGTTGACCCGATTCTCTGCCAGACCATCCAGGAAGTCATAGGTAGGCAGTTCGAAGTCAAATCCGGCTCCATCGAAAGAGGTACCGGAACCGCTGCTGGAACCGGTGGGAGGAGAAATGACATTCAGCTCGTCGATGCCAAGCATCGCGCTCTTGAATTCCTTTGCACTCTTGGCGGCTTCATCATACGCATCCGCGATACCCTCCGCACCGCTGGTAAGTCCGTCGGTGGAATATTCTTTATCGGAGAACGCTTCCACGCCAAAGAGCTGCCCGATCGCATTGGCGACATATCGAATGACCTTTGCCACCGCAATGGCATAGGGGATAATGGCATTCAGAGCGGGGAGGAAGAGATTGCCGATCTCACGAGCCGCCATGCTCAGCTGCGACCGGAATACGCGGAGCTGGTTAGCCGGGTCATTCAGGGTTCGGGCCATATCGCCCTGCGCCTTGGTGACCTGAGTCATAATGGCGTAATAGCGAAGTTCAGCTTTTTCCGCCTGTGTCATACTGCTTACACTCTTGTCAATACCCAAACTGAGTGCCACGGCCTCCAGTTTTGCATTGGAAAGATCGTAACCGAGTCTACGCAGTGGCTCCAGCTCGCCGGAAATACCGGACTGTAACTTCGTCATGGCATCCTCGTAAGTGATGTTGAAGAAAGACGACAAGTCATATCCAAGCTGCGTCAGGTTCTGACTCATGGTATATGCTCTGTCATTCACAACACCAAAGCCGGTTGCCAAGCTCATGAAGACCGCCTGATTCCGCATCCATTCACCGGGGTCGATACCCATGAGGTTTTCAACGGTGTTGGCGTATTCGCTGGCTTCCTCTGCATACTGTCCCATGCTCACGTTGAACAAATTCATGTTCTCGATGTACTGGTTGGACAGATTGATCCAGTTGCCGATGGTGCTCACACCTCGTTTCATACCGACGTATGCAAGGCTCACCTTACCGGCAAGATTGGCGTAAGAAAGCGCGGCCTTTCGGTTGGATGTGGGAATCTGATCTGTGGAATTAAGCAGCTTCCGAAGGTTGGAAGCATTCAGATTGATCTTACCCACGGAGGACAGCGAGGTTAAGGAACTCGCAAGGCTGTCCAGCTTTCGGAAATCAGCATCATCCAGTCCTCTGATTGCCGTACCCAGATTCGAAATCTGATTGGCGATGGAAGAAGACAGCTTAAATTTACCCAACTTGGACAGTGCCTCCAGGGCGGTTGCCAATCCACTCAGATTGGTGACTTTTGAGGCATCCATACCGTCCAACGCGGTATTCATCGCGCTCAACTGATTTGCGACGGCTCTCAGACCGCAGCCGCCTTTGGTTGCAATTTTAAGGTTGCTGAGGGATGCTTCCAGGGCATCCAGCGACTGTACTGCACTTTGGGACGAGCCAATGACCTCAATCTCCAAAGTTTCAATCGTATCGGACATAGACTCACATCCTGTCTAAGGTTTGATAAAACGCTGATTGAACGTTTCCATGAAGGTTTCCATATATTTCTTACCAGACTCGGAGTTGCGCTTCTCTTTGACCTGTTCCTGCTCCGCTTGCTGCTTTCTGTCGATGGCATAAGGAGCGTCGGGATAGGGATGAGCTTTGGTACCCTTCTTCGCCAGATCGTGGAAAAGAGGTGCCGCGCAGCACAGGGCGTTGTAAATATACATACCCTGCCACCACTGATCCTCGTTCACACGCTGCCGTCTCAGCTTATCCGCTTTCCGATAGGCACCGGCAATCTGAGGATCCCCGTTCCAGTAGAGGTCGTAGGTCATACCGATCGCCAGGTAATATGGAAATTGTTCATGAAATTGTTCACTGTAACTTTTAAGGGGAGCAGAGCGACCGGAACGCTCGCCCCCCTCATTTTCGGACAACAAGTCAGTTACCAGCTGGTTGTCCAGCTCAGGTTTCCCTCGGACTCCTCCGGTTCCTCCATCAGAGTCATAATGGGTTCGTTGTACATATCGACCAGCTTGCTGATCAGCTCGCCCTTGTTGCTCATCTTCGCATAAATTGCATCGATGACATCAGGTTTGGTAAACCGGTGATTTGCCAGGAAAGCACCCGCAAACAGCGCGGGGAGGGTAGACATAGGCTTGATCTTCACTTCTTCAGCGATGAAACCCTGTCGTTCCATCATTTCCACGGTCTTCCGGGTGTATTCGAGGGTGTATTCACGACCCTCATAATTAAAACGCAGCTGCTTGCTCATGCTTCAGTTCCTCCTTCTCAGGACGCAGCGTCCAGCTCAATGGGAGTGGAAGGTGCGATATTGATGTTCATGCCGACGACCTCGTTGACACCGCCGCCGACAGGGTAGACAACCAGCTTACCCTTGAATTTGAACTTACCGTGCTCGCCGGTGGGAGTCAGGGTGCTGGCTTCGCCGGAACCGCCGAACCAGACAGCGTAATACTTCTCCTGATCCGCCAGGGCCTTCAGCTTCTGAAAATCCTCCAGAGTGTAGTTAGACTCAAATTCCAGTGCATCGGAGCTCTGAACACCCGGAATGTAGGTCTGCATCGGGTCACTCAAGGTGGTCGTCTCCAGCATTTCGGGGGAACCGCCGAGGTTCGGAAATCTCTTGATGTCAACCAGCTTGTCATACTTGCTACCGTCTTCGCTGACCATCAGGAAGACCTTGTAGGTACTAATTGCCACGGTTATTACCTCCTGTAAATAATTTCATCACGGGATACGACGGCCCTGTATCTGGCAACCATACGATAGATGGTCGCATCGTTCATATCGGGCACGGGATTGAGCACAATCCGGGTAAACCCCAGAGCCGCCATAACCTCATCGATCAGAGCAATGATTGCCTTGCATTCGGCTTTCTTGCCCTTGGTTAAATTGGAATAGACATTGACTTCGTAAGTCACACTTACATGATTTTCCACGCTCTCGGTGGTGCGGCTGGATTCGTAGGGGAGGTTGTCCATTTCCACGATGGAGACAGCCGGGAAAGCGGGAGGTGTTTTCACATACTCACCGCTGACAAAGGCATCGGGATAATGCTCCCATACGGGCGCGGCGGCTCTTGTGAATATCTGATTCTCAATGTCGATCATCGCCCGAAAACCTCCTTTGCGATCTGCAAGCACTCTTGTTCAAGGGTGCGAGCAGTGTTGTACATGAAAGGTCTGCTTTCCATACCCTTCGTCCAATGCCATTTCTGGTCATTGTCGTTGAAATACATCCAGCCTTTCTCTCCGTGGTTGTTGGCATCGTACTGCCAGCCCACAGGATCCGGGTGAGGGGATCCCGCACCGACTACGCCTGTGCCGAATTCAACGAACACGGCATAAGCAGAACCGGCACGAATGATGCCCACGCCGGTGGCGGGGCTGAAATACCCGACCATGCTGGCGGACAGTGCACCGGTGTAATCAACACCCAACTGCGCCAGCTGAACACGGGCGACCTCAACACCGTAATCGGTAAGCTCAGCCACAAGAGATTTCGTCTTCTCGATGACCTCCTGCTTGTATGCCCGAACTTCCCGAATGGCCCTGTTGATATCCTGGGTGTTCAACCCCATGCGAATCACTCGTTTACCCACGGACAACCACCTTTCTCACTGCAATCGCCGTACTGTTGATGCTGGGTGCCACCTTCGTCACCACATAATCATGAGGCGTGTCAGTGGAACCGTCTTCCTTCAACACAGGCTTGGTGTCAATCCAGAGAATCGCGTATTCATCGATGGGGCATCCGGGATTATCCAGAACAATCACCCGATCATAGGCCACATCCTCACCGAACTGCCGGGTGACGGTTTCACCGCGAGCAGATGAGATATTGCCTTTCATCGCAACGGGCTTGCTGAATACAATCTCGTACTCACCCGTTTTGTGACCGTCGGCATCCACCATGAGGATTTTCTTCTCATACAGAGCGTAGAAGAATTTCTTCTTGTTTCGTTCGAGACACCGCATCAGATACACCCCGCAATGGGCAGAACGTTGCTGCGAATGTACGCAATCATGTCTGCGTGTTTGAACTGGCGGGAGATACCGTTTTCCGTGTGGAGGAGCTGGTTTTCAGCACCGCTCTGGGAGTATCCCGCAACCACTGCAAAAATCTGCGTCATCTCATACTCGGCGGGAACAGAGGTTACCTTCTGGCTACTCAGCGAGTATCTCCAGCTGAGAATTTCCTTTTCGGCAGCAGTGAGATAGACCTTGATTCGAAGATCCTCAGATGTGTCCTGCGCAGAAATCCCTAGCAGTCCCTTGATCATTTCAATCTTTTCCATCATAGTCATCTCAATCCCTCCTTTACCGTTTCTTCCGAGAGGAAGATTTGTTACCGGAAGAGGGCTTTGCGGCCCTCTTCGCGGTGTTGTCTTTCGACTTGGGTGCACCGTTTTCGTCACCGACATCCGTCACGATGGGAGTATTCGGTGCGTAATACTTCCCGCCAAATTTGACGGAGTGGGGATATGTCCGGTGGGTCATCAGTAAGCCTTGATGACGTAGGTTTCAGCCATACGCTCGAAGGAGGGCAGGACGATCTCGGACACGGTGGTCTTGGTATTCACGGGGTCGGAGGTCACAGTGACGGTGACGGCGACACCGTTGGAAACCACGGAAACGTCAGCCTGAGCATTGCCCAGCAGGGTGCGCTCTTCGGGAGTAACACCGCGCCAGGTATTACCCAGGGCACCTTCGGGCAGCAGGGTGCAGAAACCATCCAGATAGAACTTGTGGGCAATACCCTCTTCGTCCAGATACTGCTTGGTGTAAACAACCAGAGTCACACCCAGCTCGGTCTTGAACAGCTCCTTGACACGGGCATCGTTCATCAGGACATTGGCGGTTGCGTTCTGGGCCAGGACGGCAGAACGAACCTTGGCGTTGGCCTTGATGTGGTTGAAAGTAGTGCGGCTCACCAGAGCGATGGAAGGACGAACACCGGTTTCCGCCTCGACAGCATCCAGACCGTGGGTGATGTCAGCAATGGGGTTGGAGTTCTCGTGGTCAGACCACTTGTCCTCATCGGTAGCCAGCTCCAGGAAGTTCTTCTCCTGGTAGGAGCCGTCGGCATCGTAGTTGTAGGCGTACTGAACGCCGTTGGCAGCAATGTGAATCTTGGGGGAGCCGTCTTCGGGGCACAGCAGCTGCATACGCATACGCTCTGCCACAACCTCGGCACCAGCCAGCAGGGTGTCGGTGTCATCGAAGATACGGGAGATCACATCAGCGGCATAAGGATCGTTGGCATCCTGAACACGCATGATCTCCTGCTCGTCAGCTTCCTTGACCAGCATGGACTCCCGGAAGAAAGCCATCTCGGTTTCGGTGAACTTGAAGCCCTCGCGGGAACGCAGGGTGGACTTAGCGTCGAAATTGGAGGGAGCCAGGGAAACAGGCAGACCCTTGTGACCCTTGATCCACTTCAGATCCAGGCCCATCTTCTTCTTTTCGGGGAAGAAGCCAAGACCCAGGTAGGGAATACGGTTGGAAGCGGTTTCAGTCCAGTGGGAAGCAACCGCCTTTGCACTAAAAATTTCAGTGATACGCATAGGTTATACCTCCTTACAGAATTAGCAGAACACAACGTTCTTCATTGCGGACTTAGCAGTCTCAGCAATGGTCACACCGGAATGTGCCTTAGCACGGGCGGTGTGGATATAGCCACCGATGACCACGGTGCCCTGAGGACGCTCCTCGTGAACATCCGCCAGCAGAACGCCGATTGCGGTAGCATCGTTTGCCTTGGTGCCGTTAGCAGCAATGGGAGTACCAGCCTTGCAAACACCATCAGTGAAAGCAGCGGAATCCAGGGTCAGAGCACGACCGGTGTACTCGCTGTTGAACAGAATCTCAACGGAGTTTTCAACTGCTCGCTGAGAAAAGGACATATTAGCCAGAGCCATTTTCTTTTCCTCCTATTAAATGTATTTGGACAGGATATCGTTGGCAGTCTTAGCAGACTCAGTAGACTTCTTCGCAATCTCCTGAGCCAGCTTTTCGCCAGCAGTTTTCTCGCCACCAGGTTCACCGGCGGGAGGTGCGGGAGTTTCATCGAGAATCTTCTTTCTCAGTTCCTTCTCCACGTTGGTGCTATGCTCACGCATGACGGCGAACAGTTCGTCCATCTTGCCATCGACCATAGCTTCGGCAGCTTTCTGAGCCAGGGCTTCGGAATAACCCATAGCCAGATAGGTAGCCTTATGAGAATTCAGAGCCTTTTCCCGGCGAAGGGTTTCCAGCTCAGTTTTCGTTGCTTCTTCCGCAGCAAGCCGTTCGGCTTCCTTGCGTTCATCCTCGGTCTGCTTTTCCCGAAGCTGCTTCTTGACACCAGCCAGCTCGCTGGAAACCTTGTCAAACTGCGCCTTGGGAATACCGGCTTCGGGCATATTGAAGTTTGTCAGCAATGCGATCTTCTCTGCATCGCTCATATCTTCCTTGTAGCCCTCCACTTTCGTCCAATCGAAAGCCATGATAGATACCTCCTTGCGTTTGGTCAGAGCGGTTCTCTCCGCTACTCTTTTTGCGAAATTTATATCCCGCTGTCTCTAGCGGCTTGCGTTTTATTTACTTCGCTTCTCTGCGAATATTTCAAATGGCAAATTGCCATCTAAATCCATATGCGGTGTGTCGTTTATTTCGGCAACACTGCGAAATTGACCACACACTGTAGCCCAAATGCTTGTTGATCTCAGTTGCATTTGCCCATTCTCGAATCGGTTCGCCGTTCAAGCTAAGCTGTACGATACGCAAGTGTTTTTGCTTGGTATAAGCACGTTTGCTCCTCGTCTCTTTGGGCTTAAACCGTTCCGGGTGTAAATCTCTCGAATAACGATTATTGTATTCGTAAGTACACCATTCCAAATTCTCAACCTGATTATTGCGCTTATCTTCGTCTTTGTGATTGACGCAGGGGAGATTGAGAGGATTGGGTAAAAACGCTTCTGCGACCAGCCTGTGGACAGTCACCATTTTCGATCTGCACTCTCCACCCCGCAATTCGACTTGGTAATACCCTGCGGGATGCTTCTTTAGATAAAGATTACGAGTGTAACCTTCACCATGCCAGTTCAGACTTCGGACGTTGCCTAGGTTACTCACCTGATACAACCCTTCATATCCGCTGACATTACGCCATATTTCATTCATCTCTATCGCCTTTCGTAGAGAGCCTTAAGTTTATTTCGAGGAAAAGCGGTAAGGCTTACCGCTTTTTCGTGTTGCAATCACTATTCCTCGAAATTGTCATTTATCGGAAACTCCTTCATCGGAAGGATTCTCCGTTTTGACCGTAACGGGTTCCTTGTATGTCCACTTCTTCAGATACTCGGCAGACTGCTGTGCAACATCCATGGGATCGTTGAACAGACCGCTAGTCGCGATTGCCACCTCAGGTGCCAGACCGGATTCCAGCATATTCCGCAGAGACTGGGTCTTAGTGAGCAGATTGTCGTGCTGTCTGCGGGTGAACTTGCATTCTACCTCAGAGAGCTTCAGATTCAGATTGCTCTTATCACGGGCAATCCGCAGAATCAGACGCAGGAACTCCCGCTCAGATTCTTCGAACAAATCCTCGGTGTCCTTGGCTCGCGCCTCGCACTGGCTCCAGCCGTCGCGCAGAAATACTGCCTGACCGGTGTCAGAAGTGGAAGCTCCACCTTTGGTGGTAGAGGGCATGCCGCAAATGACAAGTACCTGTTCGTACATATAATCAACCAGGGTCTGAGTCTGGGTCTGATTCAACTCCTGAGAGACGATGCCTACATCCGCGTTCACACCATCCGTGGATTTGATGACGATTGCGCCCAGCTGCTTCAGCTTGGTGAGCTTGTCCTGATCCACTTCACAGTTAATGAATTTCAGGAAGCTCTGGACAAACTGCTCCACGCCGTCCACACGGTTGGAACTCATGGTGTTGATGGCGTTCAGCAGGGGAATCGCGGGTTCGAAGGATCCCAGGCGGAACATATTCAGCCGATATTCGTAAATGGGGATATCGGTCAGAGCATGGGGCTTCCAGGTCAGAACCGTGTTGCCCATCACCTCGAAGTAATGGGTCTTGGTGTAGCCGCAGCAGATCATTCTGAGCTTGTTATCGGAATCGTACCGATAAATCTGCCGAACACCCATAATACGCTTGTGACCGAAACCGGAGTGATACACAACGAAGGTGTGGCGGGGATCCGGGATATCCAGTGTGAAGGGAGCTTCGTCAGACTCAGCGTCGTAGTTCTTGTCCGGCAGTACCATTCGGTAGCCCAGACCGCACAGTGCCATCCAGGTCGCCAGCCGTTTGTCGTGACTTGCTTTCTTTTCGAAGAACATCATGTCGTTGAGCTTGGTGATCTCGTCAGATACGCCCTCGCGGTCGCCGCGACGAACGTAGGTGACAGGCTCACCCAGGAAGTAGGCAGAGGTGAACTGCGTGATTTCCGCCGCATGATTTTCTACGATTTTGTTGTTGATCTCAGGTCGAACCTCTTTCACGCGACTGAGAATCGGCTGCTTGCCACGGACATACCAGTAGAGGTAATCGATTTCAGAGGAATTCGTTTCGTGGATCGTCAATGCCTTGGAGAGCACGCTGACGATATTCTTCCGGGTGATCTTATCGATCGGTGTGGTGATCTCTCTGCGACCGAAAAGCTCCATGGATTGCATTACTTTTCTTTCCTCGCTCATTGTCATTACCTCCTTCCTGACAAAATAAAAAAGCGCATGAACGGGATGGGCGGTTAAGCCCTCGCAATCATGCGCTAATAATCAAAATAAACATTATCTAGTTTTACACTTTGTATTCTAACACAATATCTTGCGTTTGTCAATACTTTGTGATACAATATATAGTTATATATCAAAAAGGACGCTTGATTATTTTAACAACATTACCAGTGAAACTCTGGGCGTAGTCTGCCAACATAGCAAAGCCGTCGGGAACGTCATCATGCTTGTTTTTACCCGCCATGGTGTAAGAGCAGAGCATATCGATCATCCTGCCGTAATCGCTGGCCTTTCGGTATGCGCTAGTGTCTTTGAACAGACAGTGCTCTTTCACCCAGGCGGAATTGATGATGATTCGGGTTTCCTTATTGGAGGTGCTGAACTTGGTGGTGATGTGGGTGATACCACCCCGGCTCTTTACTTCCTTTTGCACCTTTTCCGCCGTTTTACCACCGGCACTGTTGCTTTCAAACCGACATTGCTTCACCTTGTGCCTCACCAGGATATCCGCAAGACGGGCATCCACTACCGTGGGCAGTCCGTTGTCACAGATGCAGTCTTCTATATAATAATCCTGTCCATAAAGGTAGGCCACCGGCAGGAACGCATAGTCCGTGCCCTTATCCTTGGTGTCGCAGATACCAAGAATGGCATCGGGATCGCCGTCGGGAAGCTCGAAGAACCGTCTCAGCTCATCTGCATCATAAACCAGACCTTCTCTCTCGATAGGCTCATTCTGATACAGTGCTTTCCAGCTGGCGGGATCCATGATGTCCCGCTGCTCATGAAAGAATTTCGTGGAGAAACCCACGCCATAGGCGTAGTCAAAGTTACTCTCGTCATTTTCATCCAGGGCGGGAACCACGATGAACTTCGCCCGTTCGTTGCTGCCGTAATCCCGTTCCAGTCGTCCGATCACATCATGAACCGACCATCTGGTTGCAATGTGCAGCTCCTTGCAATGGTCGCCGATCTTACGCTGCCGAAGGTCAGTGGTATAGATTTCCCAGAGCTTATCCAGCCGTTCCTTACTCAAAGCAACCTCGATACCACTGACCAGGTCATCACAATAAAGCAGTCTGGCGGCTCGGTACAGACCGGCATTGCCGGTACCGATGGAAGTGAATTCCAACGTTTCGAATCGCTTACGCTTGCCCAGATCGATTCGGCAGTCCTTGGCATTCGTGTTACTGACGGTAACGCCGGGAAACACCTCATGCCACAGATATTCACCCTGAGGATCCATGATTCTCAAGCATTCATCGTAAGCACCCCGAACAAAGGAGTTACTATGACTACCTGTCAGAATCGGCTCGTCCGGGAATTTACCGCCCAACATTGTCAGGAAGAATAGGGCCAGTGTGGTCTTACCGGCACCAGGAGGGAGGCTAATTGCCAACAAATCCAGTTTGTCGTCCAACAGCTCTTGCAGTGCATCCACGACCTCCTTCAGAACTTTCCGCCGGGGGAGATAGAATTTTTTGTTATTTTCTCTCGCCCACTCGACCGCTAAAAGATATAAGTGAAAATTATGTGGTGCCCCGAGGAAAACAACCTTACGATGTAGAGAATACATCTTAACGATTTCCTCTCCGGAAAGCTGAGGGATGACACTCTCAATTCGGTCTGACAACAAGAGTAAATATTCGATGGCGAGGGGAATGTCCGATTTCAATGTTTCTTCACAAAAATTACAAAGATCTACATAAGCCTGATAATCGGTTCCGCTCTGAACCACTTTATAAATTGCTTCTAACACTCTTCTCATAGATTCACCCTCCTGCATTCACTTGCGGACGATTTACTGAAAGCCTCTTCAACACTCATCCCGTGTACATTAAGACGGGCGTACAAGGTTTGATATTTGACTCCCAGAATTTCAGCCCATTCCCTCAAAGAATGAACTTCCCCTTGAAACTCAAAATATCGGTTATTCCTCTTGTTCGAATCTTGAACTGCCATGCTTACCCATCTGCAATTATCAGGGAAGTACCCACGGTTGGAATCAATTCTGTCCAAGGTGCATTCCCATTTCTTTGAAGTAGGATCATATCCTGTGTGGTATGCCCACTGTCGGAAATTTGAGAAATCGAGCCATTCTTCACAAATGGATATTCCTCGTCCGCCATAATAGGAATAGAACTGATGATTTTCATTGAGACAACGAGCTTTCATACCACACCATACTCTATATAACCGGCTTCCTTCGCCGCCGTGTTTGGTATGCACATCACGAGAATAACAACCACAGCTCAAAGTGTGCCCCGATCTCAAAGCCATCCCCCGTACAATGACTTCGCGCCCGCAATCACATACACAATGCCAGATCGGTTTCCGTTGTGCATCGTTTCCGGCTCTCCCCGTAACAGTCAATCGTCCGAAACGTTCGCCTGTCAAGTCAATCAAAACACCCATCCTTAAACGGCACCTCCCGTACATCCCAGTTGCTTATATGCTTCTGTGATTTTCGGATACTGCATGGAGAACCAGTCGATCATTTCCTCGTTCATGGCCCATGCTTCACTGCTCATGGAGCTACCCCAAAGACCCGACTCTGCCAGAAATGCATGGAGCACCTCGTGTCGCAGTGTGATGTTGGTGACGGCGAGTTTGTCTTCCTCACTTTCTCCGTCCCAGGACGGAATCTTGTTCATGTCGGCGATGACGATCAGGCGGGAAGTAGGCTGGCAATAACCGTATCGCCCCTCCAGAGCTTTATCGACCTCCGGCGAAATGCCGGTCATCACCTTGTATTTGGCCCCCAAAATAGATACTGTTTTAACCATAAACCCTCCTGTAAGCAAAAGAAAAAGCGCATGATTGATTGGGATTTCTCCCTCGCAATCATGCGCTTTGTTATTTTACCGATTATTCGATTTCCAGTTTGTCTACATAGACTTGATATTCAAGACTTTCGTCCGCCACGGTTTCGAGACTCTTGTGTCCGTCCTTATAAAGAACCAGGAATGTGGTGGTATGTTTGTTTTTTACCTTTTGCTTCGCGGTGGATGCACCAACAATGGCACCCACATCTCCCGCAATGGCACCGCCGACAACCGCTCTGCCGATGGCACTGGAGGTACTGGTTTTGCGGGTTGTCGAAACATTGGCGTTCATGTACTGTGTTTTTCGGATTTTCGCCGCCAGCTCCCGCTTGTATTCTTCATTGGCCTGACGCTCTTCTTCAACTTCTTTTTTGTAATCATGTGCGATAGTGAAAGGAGAACCGAAAGCTACTAACAGTATCGCAACGGCACAACAGGTTACACCCGGGTCGCGATTTTCTGTGGGCGTAAGTGCAAAGCCGATGATAAACAATAAACCTCCGAGCCGGAAAAGCCGTTTCGTCCATTTCATACATTTACCTCCCTGGCACGAGCATACCATGTGCTTCTGCTGATATTCAATATAGCACAGCATTCATCCACGGTCAACTCGCCGTCTTTTTGTTTTTGGAGAAAATTTTGAAAATCGGGTATTTCCTTCCGCTTCCGACCTTCTCTCCAACGTGGGTCATGCGCTTTCGCTACCGCTTTTCCAGCAGAGGTTCGCTCTACGATCATATCTCGTTCAAACTCGGCAAAACCCAAAAGCATGGTTCGCATCAGTTTCCCAGATGGACTGCTGTCAAACTTCGCCATGTTTAGGACATGGAGATTCACACCTTTTGCGAGAAACTCGTCAATGATTGTCAAACCATCCAGAGTGCTACGAGCAATACGATCTAGTTTGGTTACGACAACGGTGTCGCCCTCGCTGACAATGCTCATCAGCTTATCCAGCGCAGGGCGATTTTTCTTTGTGCCAGTGAAACTCTCACGCAAAATTTTCTCTGCTCCGGCTGCACGAAGCTCATTCTCTTGAACGTCAAGACCATTACCATATAAGTCCTGACCCTTGCTACTCACACGAGCATATCCATAAATCATAATAACCTCCTCAGACGGGATGGTTCTGCAAATACTCGACCAGTGCATTCACAACCAGTTTCGTCAGACTCACACCTCGTTTGATTGCTTCGGATTTTAGTAATTCCTTGTAGCCGCCGGTGACCTTCAAGGTAAGTCTGTCATAATGATCTTTCTGATACTGCGTAATGTATGCTGACCTACTGTTAGGCACCCTACTGTTAGGCACCCTACTGTTAGGCACCCTACTGTTAGGCACCCTACTGTTAGGCACCCTACTGTTAGGCACCCTACTGTTAGGCACCCTACTGTTAGG